TAAAGCTAAGCTTGTAGCAGGGGAAGCTCTAACACAAGAAGAAGCAGACACGATAGTATTATGATGAAAAAACTAAAACAAAAAATCTGCGAAATAATTTGTAGGATTTTTAACATTGTGCCTTGTATGTGCAAACATCAATGCGAGTGTAAAAATCAAAACGAAAAAAATGGATAAGGATAATCTACAAATTGAAGTAGAAAGAATTAAAGGTGACATTAAGTTAATCCAATACTCCATCAAAACCATAGAAACTAATCACTTATCACATATTCAGAAATCAATAGCAAACATAAATAAGGTTTTGTGGACTGTTGGCATATTAATTTTTACTCAATTAATAATGGTGGTTTCTGATGTCTTATTTTAATAAAATTCAAAAAACAACTGGGGTAGACACCGATGATGTGGACTACGACCCAAAGGACGAAAAAGACGAATAAATATATTCGTTGGTTTGCGTTTTTTATAACGATATTAGGTACGTATATCCTTACGAGTAACAACACAAATTTACAATGGATAGGTTGGACTATTTGTGGATTGTCTACTCTTATTTGGATTTATTGTGCTTATGTAGAAGATGATACTCCTCGTACTTTAATGGAATTAATGTATATGATATTATGTTTGAAAGGAGTTATATCTTGGTATGGCTAAAAAGAAAAATAATCTTTATGCTAAAGTAGAACACGAAAGTAAAGCAAAGTTTAAAAAAACAAGTATTGGACGTCGACCTAGCCCTAGTATGCAAAACAAATCAAAAAGAAGAATGACAAAAAAATATAGAGGACAAGGTAGATGAAAATAGCTTTGTTTATGATTATGTGTTCGGCAATTGCTAACGAGTGTATGCCACCACATAAATTAGGACAATATGATACTTTATATGAATGTTTAAATACAGGATATACAGAAAGTTTAAATAAATCAAAAGAACTTGGTAAAGAAGAAGTTAACAAACACGAAATTTATTTAAAGTTTGTGTGTACCCCTGAAAAAGCAGAAGGAGTTAGTACTTAATGGCTATAAGAAATTATAAAAAAGAATATAAAAAGTTTCAAAGTTCTGCAAAATCTAAAAAAGATAGAGCAGGAAGAAATAGAGCTAGACGAAGATTAATGGCTTTGGGTGCTGTGTCTAAAGGAGATGGAAAAGACGTACACCACAGAGACAATAATCCTCAAAATAGTGCTAGAAATAATTTACAAGTAACAAGTAGAAAAAAGAATAGAGGAAAGTTGAGGGTTAACGCATAATGATTTGGAATGTATTAGGATTAGGAATTAAAACAGCAGCAAAATTATATTCAGATAAAAAAGCTACGGAAAGTGCTTTATCTGAAGCAAGACTTCTGCACGCAGAAAAGATGAAGCGTGGGGAGATAGAGTTTTCGGGTAAAGTTTTCGAACGTCAGAAGGGAGACTGGAAAGACGAATTCGTGCTGATAATACTCTCCACGCCAATCATAATGTTAGCTTATTCTGTTTTTGCAGAAGACCCAGAAATAGAAAGAAAATTAGATTTATTTTTTACTAAACTGAATGAAATGCCTTATTGGCTAGTTGGACTTTGGATTTCCATAGTGGCAGCGATTTATGGAATAAAGGCAACGGATATTATTAAGACCAATGGCAAAAAGTGAAGAAATTAAATGTCCTACTTGTAAAGGGACGGGCTTTTATAGAGTTGATTATGTTTTAACTAAAGAAGAAACACACGCAAAATGTGATGATTGTAATGGTACAGGAAAGTTAAAAAATGAAAAAGATTAGCGTAAATGAGAACACTTCAGTTGGTCTTCCTTTAAAAAATTTATTTAGCTTGATCGCAGCAATCGTAATCGGGGCGTGGTTTGCCTTCGGGGTTTTAGAAAGATTAAATAATTTAGAGACAGCTGATATACTTTTTAAAGAAGACCTCTTAAAACGGGCAGAACAAGAACCCAAAAATCTTGAGCTTTTTATGTTGATTGAGCATTTGGCGGGTCAGATTGAGTCTATTGAAAAAGAAATTGAAGCAAGTAGATATAACAAAGTAAATATAGATCACTTAAAAGAACAAATTACAGCTATTACAAAACAAATAGATAAATTAAGGAATGGACACTAATGGTAGAAATAGTTTTTGCGTTACTGATGTTTGTAGACAACGAGATTAAAGAACACAGAATTCAAGAAAGTTTATCTAAATGTTTAGCAGGTAAAAGGGTTGCCGAAAGACAATTAAAAAGCAATTCAACAGTTACTTATAAATGTATAAAAAGTAAAGCCGAAGTAGAAATCTATCAAGGTCAAAAATCAATTAAAAAACTAATTTTAGATTAGGTGTTGGAGAAAGGTAAATATGCCAAAAGGAAAAGGAACGTATGGAAGTCAAAGAGGAAGACCCTCTAAACCTTCTAAAGCGTCAAAACCAAAACCTTCTTATTCTAAAAAAGGTAAGAAGTAATGAGTAAAGGACTATACGCAAATATTCACGCTAAAAGGGCGAGAATAAAAGCAGGTTCAGGCGAACGTATGAGAAAAGCAGGTAGTAAAGGTGCGCCAACGGCTGCAAACTTTAGACGTGCTGCTAAAACTG